AGGGGCGCTGCGTCTGCGCCATTTCCGTGTCGGTCGGATAGAACCGCGCGTGAAACTCATGCGGGACGCCCGCGATGTCATGCGTCCTTTCCAGATAGTTCACGTCAAACAGCTTGCGGCGAACTTCGTGAGGGTACGTGTCCCCCACCCGGCCCGGAAGCTGCAAAAGCGCGCCTTCGATGCTTTCGCACAAATTCACCACGCGGTCGAACCGCTCCTTCCCCATGCGCTCGAAATACTCGCCTAGCAGCATGTTCGGAATTTGGTCCTTGTCCACGATCAGAAAGTCATCAATGTGCGGGTCGTGAAGCACCGCCTGCACACCCGGTTCCGCGCTCATGTAGGTCACATGATAGCCCTGCGCCTTCAAATGGGGCAGGATGCTCGCCGCCTGGATTTGGTCCCCGTAAGCCCCCAGCCGAATGACCATTACGGCCTTCTCAGGCTTTTGCCACGGGCGAAACTCGGTCTTCGGCTCCGCCCGCAGGCGGAAGACCATCCAAAAGCAATACTCTTCGTCCTGCCCGCGCACCTCGCATTCGAGGCATTCCCAGCCCCGGCCGGTGCGCTTGGTCACCTCCTCCATCGCCCGAAGAATATCCTCGGGTCGGAAGTCGTGGACGTGATCCGGGTTCGCCCCCGGCTGCCCGATGTTCGGATAAAGATCAGCGTGGGGCAGGTAGAGGCAGATATGCCCGCCGTCCTTGACGATGCGCGTCCACTCCACCAACGCGCCGACGTGATCCTTGATGTGTTCGAGAGTGTGCGACGAAAACACCGCGTCCCATGACTTGTCCGCGAACATGGACAGGTCACCCCCGTCCGCGCGGATATCAGCCACGCGCTGCCCGCCGTGCGCCTTGTCCGAATTGAGATAAGTCCAGTGCTCAAAGATCCGGTTGAGCCCGCCGCCGATATCCAGAACCCGGCCTCGGGTGTATGGAACGGCGAGGTGCCAGACGCGCGTATGCTCGCGCCACGAATAGTCGATACCGGGCTTCCAAACCATTAATCCCTCACGGGTCGGGCGGCGTCCGGGGATGGCCGCGAACAAAGAAAAAGCCCCCCGCTCGAAAGCGAGGGGCCGAGTTTACCGAGCGATCACTTACCGCTCTTGGCGCCGTAGTTGTAGCTGTCGGCAATGCCCGTCATCTTCGGGGTCATGGGGTCGGGCCTCGCGACCTTGCCCATGTCCTTCCCCTCAATGTCCCGGGCCATGTTGTCAGTGACCAGCTTTCCGCTGACCGCGTTGTTCCCGCGCATGATCGCCATGGCAGGGGCTCCTTTCCTCAAAAGGGGGGAGGGCCGTCGCCTCCCCCGTGGTTCATCAGGTCAGAAGGGCCTCGGCGTCGGTCGAGACCTCGTAGGTCACGCGCCCGGCGAGCGTCGCATCCGCAACGTTCGTCACATAGGTGAACGAGTCCGCCGCCGCGACCGCAATCGGGGTCGAGAACGTCGTCGCCGTCGAAATCGCGCGGACGCGAACCACCGACCCGACGGCCGACGTGCCCGCCGTCATCGTGGCGAGCGTGGTCGTGGTCGTGCCCGACACGTTGATGACGCGAGCGAGCGCGCCCGTGCCCGTGCCAGCCGCCGTCACCTGATAGGCGACGTTCCACAGATCCTGAGCGGCGTGGTGAAGGATCGATGCCGAAACGGCCAGCGTGCCGGCCGCCGAAGAACCGCCCTGCACAAGCGAACGCGCCGTGTAGGTCGGATGATCGTAAGAAACAGAGTAAGCCATGGTGTTTGCCTCCTATCCCACGGCAAGTCTCAAGGTCCGCCGGAGGCCAAGGCCGCGTCCGGCGTCATATGCTCTAGTTTGTGGCAGACGTGGCAAAGCCACCGAACATTGTACCAATCTTCTGGCAGGTACGAGACGTGGTGAGCATGGACCTTCTCGGTCGTGCCGCATATCTCGCACGGCTTTCGCAGAACCAATCCCTTCCTGACTGCGTAGTTGAGCCGGTTGTGAGCGATAACCTTCTCCGGGTGTCGCTGCCGATAACCGCGCGCAAGTTCCGCGTGCCTTTCAGGGTTTTTGTCCCGCCAGTTCTTTGAAGCGTTTTGAAGGGCCGCACGCCGTTCAGGCTGTTGATACCGCTTCATGTAATCGGCGTGTGCGCAGTCCTTGCAACGCCTAACGTTCCACGGTTCAAGAGGCCCATCAGCAATCTTCTTGTTGAACAATGTGATCGGCTTTGTCTCGCCACACTTGGTGCAGGTGTGCATACGCATCGCGTTAGTCTCCAAATCCACGTTAAATGGATTATGGGGACTAACGCGAGTTTATGCAACAGAACTCAGCTTGCCGAGTTCCACTTGATGATCCGAGCGTTCGTCGCGCTCGGGTCACTTGTGGAATTGTAGATGATGCCGAAGCCCTCCAAGGCGTACCACGCCATACCAAGCGACCGGCCGTAGTCGGACGGGATCTTGCCACGGACCTCCGGCGGAACCGAAATCACCTCGGCCACCGTGTCGGCGCCCATAAAGAAGCACCAATCCGAGGCGTTGGACGACCACGCCGTGCCGCTCGGGATCGTCGTCGCACCCGACGCGGAAACACCGCGCGGGATGTTAGACTGTTCGATGAATCGAACGCCCTCGAACCGGCCAATCTCGCCGCGCAGGATCTTCCCATACCCGCTTTCGACGTACTGGTTCACCGTCTCCAGCTCGTTCCGCAGCGTGCGGTAAGTCGTCGGGCGGGCGATGGCGAGATAGTCATCGCCGGAATATGCCGGGATGTTCCGCTCCTTCATCGTATCGACGAGCGCGCGGACGTGGTACTTGTTGAGCGCCGACGAATTGGTGGCCGTGGCCGTCCCGTTCGTCGTCAGGACGCCAGCGGCGGCCGTGGCCGTGCCGACGTAATGCAGGGCGGTTTTGTTGAACTCAGCAAACGCCGCCCGGTCAAGCGTCTCGCGGCAATCGCGCGCGAGGGCGTTCCGGGTCACCTCATTGACCGAGTGCTTCGCGAAGTAGTCAACGAGGCTCGTAAACGGGACCGCCCGGCCCCATTCGAGAACCGTCGCCGTGCCCTGAGTGACACGGAAGTTCGTCTCCGGCATAGCCGTCGTCTCGGCCAGCGTCGTCGCGGTGCCGTCCAGCTTGCTGTAGACGTTCCACGTCACAAGCTGCCCGTGATGAAGGCCCTTGTCCGAAAAGTCCTGGGCATCGGCAAGCTGCCGAAACTTGTTAGTGGCGCGGACTTCCGTGCGAAGAACGTCGGAAAGCTCGTCACTGTAGAGAAATCCACCAAGCGAATTGGTGGACCAAACCTGACCAGCAGGCATGTTGGTGTTCCTTCTACCGGCGCATCACTGCGCGAGTTGTTAGGCGTAGCGAAGCCCGCGAGACGCTCGCTCTTCAGCGATGATGTCTGCCGGGGTCTTCGGCTTGGGCGCTTGCGGTGCGGGCGCCCGGACGGAGGCAGCGGGGGTCGGCTTGGACAGGTTCGCCTTCGCGTCCTTGCGGGACTGAAGGGCCTGTTGTGCCGGCGGCGCGAACTTGGACTTCGTTTCCTTAGCCGCCGTGTCGAAGATCGTCATGGTCGGCCGCGCGTAGCCGAGACGTACCGCCTCACGGTGATAGAAACCGATCTGGGCGGGCGTCAGTGAGGCTAGAACACGCGGGTCGGCGCCCACAGTTTCCAAGTCTTCCAGCATCATGCGTTGGGCACGCTGGGCGACCAGAACCTGAAGGTCGTCGTCCTTGGCAATCTCGGGATGACGTTCGGCAAAGGTGCGTAGGTCCGTCTGCGCTTCGGATGCGACCTGCCATGCGCGCATCCGTCGGTCAATCTCGGCTTGAACAACATCAGGGGTAAGGGCGGGTGCCTGCTGCGTACCGCCCTGTCCACGAAGCGCCTTGCCGAGCGCGTCCTTAATGGTGTCCTTGCTGCCGTAGGCGAGCGCCTCGGCCAGCTTGTCCACCTCGTCGTCCCCGGTATCGGCCTGTACGGGCTTTCCGCCGGGGGACGTCTGGTTCGCGTTGGCGATGCGAGCGGCTTCCTGTCGGGCCGTCTCTAGCATTGCCGCCGCTTGCCGCTGCATGTCGGATGCGGACTGCATCCGCTGCCGGGCGGCTTGTTCGATCTGGTAGTTCCGCCGAAGTTCCTCGACGGTGACCTCGCGCTCCTCGCCGTTGACCTTGACGCGGATCTTGGTGTCGTCGGCCACGTTCTTCGCGGCGAACTTTCCGTCGGCGCTTCGGGGCGCTTCGGCGGTGACCGGGGGCGGCTCGTCGCCATCGTCCCCGTCGTCGTTCGGCGCCTCCGCAATGCCCTGAGCGGCTCGGAGCTTGCGGTCCTGCGCGTCCCTGGACTTGCGCGCAGCGGCTTCCTCCACCGCATCCCGGCCCGTCAGTTCGGGCTTGTCGGATACGACCGGCGGCGTGTCGTCGGCGTTAAGGTCGATCTGCGGGGGCGGGTCGGCATTGAACTGCACCGACGCGCCCTCGGGGAGGGTGGCGTCCTGATCAGACAAGGTGAGGCTCCATCATGGGAAGTGCGGCGTCGTCCGACGCGGCTCGGCGGCTTGCCCAAGGCCGCTTATTGGGGCGTTCCGGCGAACCGGAATCCTGTTACGCCGTAAGATTTTCGTTGACCGCGCCGACGTTACGGCGTAAGGTGTCTTTGTCAGCAACCGATGGAGGCAACGATGGAAAACCAATTCGGCAATTCGCTGTACCGCTCGCAGCGTCAGATGCTAGACGCCATCGCGGAATCGTGGCTTTCCGCGGACGGCAACAACACCGATGCCGATCAGCGGCGATTCCTTGATACGACGAGTGACGCGGAACTGGCCGCCGAGTGCATCGACGGATGGGGCCTCAACCGCGCTGTTGGCGTCGGTGACTCCGACGACGAGAACCCGCCGCACATGGACCAGCAGGACTACACCGCCGGCGATCTAGCTGCCGCGTTCGGGCGTTTGCGTGGCGCCCTAACAGCGGCGTGATCTGCCACTGGTGCCGTGCGCCAGTCACGGAAAAGCCGGGCAATTGGGAAAGCGCGACGCGCGATCACCTTACGCCCAAAAGCCGGGGCGGCTCCGACGAAGCAAACAACATCGTCATTGCCTGTTACCGCTGCAATCAATTGCGCGGCCCAATGCCTGTCAGCCAGTTTTTGGAAGCCGTTGATCCATTGCGGCTTCCGCCGCCAACAGGGCCAATAGCAAATGTCTACCCTCCAGAAATCCACGCGATGCGAATCTGGCGAGCCGCACAGAGGCAAGGCCGCCCAATGCGCCGAAACACCAAATGGCCTTGGCTACTGACGCCGCCGATGCTCCCCGCCCTTGCGGGGGAGGAGAAACCACATGACTTCTAAATACGTCCGTGCCGCCGAAGCCCGCAAGCGCGAGCGCGGGCTAAAGGAGATCCGCGTCTGGGTTCCAGACACCGCCGATGCCGTCAGCGCCGTCAGGGCGCTGGCTGCGAGCCTTGTTACCACCGACGAAAGGAGCGCCGATGTTCTCACCGACCAAAAACCCGACTAATTCCGAAGTGCGCGGCATCATCGCGGCGTCGAAGCACAAGGCCGCTCGGCGTGTCACCGACCCGAGGAACGGCGACCGGTGGTACTGGCCCGCCGAACAGGCAACCCATGCCGAGGGGGCCGGTCATCTCGGCGTGCCCTACGACCGCCCTCCTGGGGCCGGCGACATCATCACCGACGACTAATCAATCCCGATCATGTCCATGATGGTCTTGTCGCCGGGCTTGATGCCTAGCTGCTCGGCCACCATGGCATGAAGGGCGGGGTCGTTGGCGTCCCAGATGAACGTGTCGCCCGTCTCCGGGTCAACGATCCGACGCGCCGCCTTGTACTTTGTGCGATCCATGAACCCGCGCGCCTGCTGTGGCGTTGGGTTTTGAAGGATGCGAACGGGCGTCCCGAAGTAATCCAGCGTGAACGTGCCGGTGCGCGACTCCTGCACGCCCCCGCCCCGGTTGAGGACGATCATGTCCTCGGGTGCGATGCCCTGCGAGGTGTACGGGGCCGTGGCCGCGCGCTGATCAGGCGCGAAATCGGCGCGGGACTGGACGTCGCGGGCTTCAACCTCGCCGGCCACTCGATTGTATCCGGCCCGCCCGGTGAACCGCCCGTCACCCGTCTCAGCGGCCCACAGTTTGTTGAAGTCCGCATCCATCTCAGGGAACTGGCGCGCGTACTCGGCACGGGCCTGCCCTGGCGTCATGCCGCCTTCAATCAGCGGGCGGATGATGGACGCGCGATGCTCTTGCAACGGGATCAGGCGCTCGGCGGCCTGAGCCCTCAACGACGTCTGTTCAGATCGGAGCGTCGCCTTCAACTCCGCGTCATTCGGCGCGGCGCCACGAGGGAACCCTTCCCGCGCCTGCACCGCGTGCTGCATTTCGTGGAGCAATGTCAACCGCGGGTTTGCGGGGCCGGTTGCAATGCTCTCACGACCGTCCGCTAGCTTGCCGTACATCCCGTTGCTCCCAAGGATTTCGCCTTGGGTCGCGTGCATCTGCGGAAGGTCGGGGTAGGCGTCGAATAGTTGCGGGTGGTCAATCAGATCGCCCAGCGCGCCCTCAAACTTGTCAGCCCGCTTCGCGACCGCCTCATTGTCCGGGATTTCGAACCGCCACTTCTCGTCAGGCCCCTTGAACCAGCCCGTTGCGGCGCGGATGGCTTCGTTGTCCGCTCCGCCCGCCGCCATATCCTCGGCACGCTGAAGCGCCGCCAAATCGGCGGTCTTCGCGTTGCGCCCGGCGAACATGCCGATCGCACCCTTAGGGGCCAGCGCCGCACCCGCCGGCACCGCCAACGCCGGAAGCGAAAGCACGGCTTCCGGGGAGAGGTTCTGACCCGGCTCCATGTACGGCCCTTGCATCAGTTCCCAAAGCCCCTTGGCGACGTCACGCGCCATGCCGGGCACCGCCCACGACCGCTCACCCGTCTCGCGATTAACCGCGCGCGGGAGAACGTCGGCGTATTCCCATCCCGGCGCATCCTCGACTAGACCGCGCGCTATGGCTGCTAGGGCATCAGGCCCAAGGTACTCCGAAATATCCCCCGCCAAGGCGCGAAGCGTATCGGCCGGCGTGGCGCGAGGCCCGCCGCTTCTGCCCGTCCCTGGTCCCATGGGTCACTCCGCAAATTGATGGTGGCTGTTCACCCGCCCCAAGTCTCTCCAGCCACCGACCGCCCGGACCTCGTGAAGGGGTTAGGCGGCGAACGCGAACCGTCACCGGCCGGAAGTTTCCAGCCCATCGCGACGTCGCGCTCTACGGGGCGGCTCACGAACCGGCAGGATGGCGCCGGCCGTTACTGCGTCCCGTGTCTCGTCACTCCGCAAAAGCGTCTTCGATCATACCACATAGGATGTGGCCGATGATCCCGTGCATCTCTTGGATGGTTGCCGTGCTGTCGCCGGGAGCGCGGATGACGTGATCGAGAAGAGACATGCCCGGCGCACGATCCCCGGTGACGAGCGCGTGAATGCACGCCCGGCTGGCGTTCGCCTTAATGGCCGCAATGACGTTAGGCGATGTGCCCGACGTCGTAATCCCGATTAGCACGTCGCCGTCCCGAGCGAGCGCCCGCACCTGTCGCGCGAACACCTCATCAAACCCGTAGTCGTTCCCGATGGCCGTCAGCGCCGACGTGTCCGCGGTCAAGGCGATAGCCGGCAAGGCAATGCGCTCGCGCCGATACCGCCCCGTTAGTTCCGCTGCCCAATGCTGGGCATCCGCCGCACTCCCGCCGTTCCCGAACAAGAGGATTTTACCCCCGGCCTTGATGCTCGCGATGCAGTCGGCCGCCAGCGCCTCAACCGAGGGGATTACCGCGTCCAGCTTGTCCAGCGCGGCACGGTGCGCGGCGTCT